TCAAAAGATCGAAATAATGACTTCAGATTATCGGCATACTTGTTGTAAAGATGACCAATGACTTCACAGTCACTTCCGGATACTGTAATAATTTCATGCTCTTCCTTAAGTGCATCAGAGTTGTAAATTTCACCATTACACATCCAATGAACACCATAAGACGACCAAGGTTGCATACCTAGCGGATTCAGACCATTGATTGCGAGTCGTGTAAATCCCATGTGCGCCAAACCATTAATATCCAAGAGCCGTGTACCTTCCGGACCACGAGCCGTTAATTCATCAAGACCCTTTTCTGGTTTAAATAATTCTAGACGGTTGCCTATGAGCATCCAGATTCCACACATTCTTTCTTAGAAAAAATATAAGGAAAAGACAGAATGGACGCAAGTGAAATCATTAAGAAGCTTCAATCACAGGCTCAGTATAGATTTTTTAAAGAGAAACTTACTGTAACTGCGCCCACTGTAAATATCAGCACATGCGGCGCCATTATACCGGCGTCAACAGGTGTAACACTGAACTTTCCAAATTATGTAGAGAAACAACTTCTCTTTAAAGGTAGACTCTACTGTAGCTCATGTACAAATTCATGTGGTTGCTAGAACTAGAGGACGATTCATTACAATGTAACGCAGAGGTTGTTTCATCGAGAGAAAGCTGTGAACCTTTCCTTCGTAGAAATGCGTGTCCATTGACGCCCCCGTTAGAGAAATTGCCGCAACATACTCTTTCTCCAGTACACTTTTTAGTGAGGCACCCGCCTCCTTCAGGCGAAATGAAATCCAGAGCTTATTGTCAAGGGGAAATGTCTCGAAAATACCGATCTCATTCTCTAGGAGCCGCCGTTCATACTTAAGACCAGCAAAACCCTGCTGGAGAAGTGACTGTAGTGTTGACATACTGATATACGGCTATATGTTTGATACTCATTTCAATTTTACCTGTTCGTGCTTACCAGGATAAATTAATGACCATGTTTAAGAAGGATGAATCTAAATCTAGATGGATCTCTTTATGAGCTCGTATCACGAGGAAATAAAGATGTATATTTTCAAGAAGACTCTGCTGATGCGCAAAGCCTTTTTGACAACCGATATGGACCTACGGCGCCAGTTATTCATGAGCTCAGGCGATTGCCGCCTCTCAACTCGGTAGACTTCGGGCGTTCCTCTGAGTTTCAATTGGAGGTCGCCGGCGATTTTATTGTATCTCCTACGCTCCTCATTGATTTGCCGTCATGGCTGCCGCCTAATTATGCTGCAGCTAACTTGAATGGCGTTATTCAGGATAGTGCTGGTATCTCGTATGGATATACAAGCGGAATCGGATATTTTTTGTTCGAGAAAATCCAGGTTCTCCAGGATAATATTTTACTTCAGGAATTCAGCGGCGATTCACTCTGGATTCAGAGTCGTTCTCGCGGCTCTCTAAACTCCGCCTTCCTAGAGAATACACTTACAGGAATACATGACGGGTCTGCGCTGTCAATTGGTCGCAACGCGACACCTGGTCGTCTTCGGTTGCCTTTACCGCTCATCGGTTGCCAAGGTTTAGAAGAAGGTGGATTTCCATCCCTCTGTTTACCGAACCAGAGTTACAAAATTCGTGTGTATTTGCGGAAATTGGAGGATCTTGTTGAGGCAAGTGACGGGCGTGAAAAACCGGCTCCTTGGGGCTCTAGCTTGCGCTTACAGACTCAAAGAGAAGGCGCATTTAGTGAGTTCACAACACTGGACCGACTGAAGATTGGTGCGCCAACTATTTATCTTGAAACTAGACACATCTATACAAATGAGGATACACGCATTGGGCTTCGCGCATCGTCCCTCGACATTCCTTTCGAACGCGTATACGAGAATATATTTGCGCAGGGTCCTTTGGATTATGCTGCAACTAATCCTTTCCTGACCCGACTCCTTGATGCGACGCATCCTTGTTCACGTATTATACTTGCGTTTCGGTCGTGGGCTGATATGCGGGCAAATCGGCTCTGGAAACTCCAGTCAGATTCAGCGACAGGCGAGTATTATTCTGGACTGAAATTGCTCATTGCTGGACGGGATCGTACGCAATTCTGGGACTCACTTATCTGGAATAGCATCAATAATCACGCAAAAGAGGAACGTGACTCAGGTATGCGTATCGCAACCATCAATTTCGGCTACGGTGAAAAAAAAGGAGTGAGGGCACCTTCTTATAATCGGCAACCTGATGGCACCATTAATTTTTCTACGGCAGATAAACCTACGCTTTTCATGCAACTGACAGACATTATAACTGGAACGAAACGCTCTGAGCTTCGCGTAATCATAGAGACATGGGCTGTATTCTCTGTAGCAGATGGACGCGGTGGTCTGAAGTTTGGGAACTAACCCCCACGTACAGTTGAAACAATAAGAACTCGCCCATATTTTGCAAGTTCCCCAATGGGGCGATTCCAATGGCACTGTGAAATACTTGATGTGTTATTACCATCGGGGTCAGTTCCAATAATCCGAAGATAACATAGAAAGTCTTCTGGATTTTCCGTATTATTCATTTGCTTGAGAGTTGATGAAACCGCTTCGAGAAACGGAGTTTCGCCATCAAATTCTCTTGTGTAATTAAATCCAATCTGCAGTGTGATCGTCATTTTGATTACCTACTATTTGTCATAAAAAAGTTTCAATTTTTTTATATCGCAAAAGTAGATGTTAAATATAAGTGGTAAACGAACAAGAAAAAACATAAACAGAAACAGAAACAAAAACAAGAAGAGAAAATCTACGCGGCGGCGCATGTAAAGAATCTCTCCATAGTAAAAAGTAATAAAGATGAGCCGACCTCGCGGCGATATAACAACACTCTTGGACCTCACCGATCGTGATGACCAAGATTCCTTTTTTTCTCCTGTAGATCCTGCCGTGTCCTGGTTTACACGCAGCGCTAAGAAGCGCTATACACCCTTTGTACCCTGTATACAAGAGTTTCCCTATCGTGGTCCCGCCTCCTTCGGTCAGCGCATCTCCTTTGACCTGAAAACACAGACATCAGGTGACCTTGTACATGCTGCGTTTCTACAAATAAAGCTCGCACATTGGCTGAATTTAACGACGCAATTACAGCTTAGCTCTGGACTGTACGAATATGTTGACCCGACCACGGCATGGTTTTACGCAAACTCTATTGGAACTGCTCTTATTCAGAAAGCGGAACTCGAAATTGACGGTGATACGATTGAAGAGATTGACGGCGACTTCATTAATGTCGTTTCTCGTCTATTTCCGGATCTGAATACGCAAATTGGCATGGCTGTTGACGGGCTCGGCTCAACATCGATCGATTCACTCAAAGCATGGTCGCCTACACGAGTCTTTCCAACAGAAGATGGCTATATCCACTGTCCACTTGTCTTCTATTTCATGCGCACTCGACTCAAGGAATACTTACCTCTTTTGGCATGTAGAGATGGCTCTGTGCGCATACATATCACGTTCAAGCCACTAGCTGAAGTTTTGAGACAAGCTAGGGGGTACCGCGATTCCTGTACATCTGTGCCTGTCGGGCAAACCGTGTCAGTCTACGACCGATCATATCCATTCGACAAAATTGTAGATATTGTGGCGGCACCGAGTGAACCTATGTTTGAAAGTGTCCGGCTGGTCACCTACGGCGCCATTCTAGATGGGCAAGTTCGTGAAGCCATGTACAGACAACCCTTCGAGATCATGCACCGCGAGGTTCAGACATTCTCTTTCAGCGAACCGCTCAAATATGCTGTTGTCAAAACAGGTTCTGATTCCACGATTCGTGTACAGCTACCCCTCGAAGCCAATCATCCCATAGAAGAGATCATTTGGTTCGTTCGGCGCAAGGAAGTGTCACAGAACAACGAATGGACAAATTACTCAGCGGTCTTGGAACGCGAATACGATTCTGTGTACAATCCTCTCTCCGGATTAATGACCTATGCGAAAATTCAGGCAGATGGCATTGATGTCATTGGCGCCGAGGAACAGTATTTTAGACAACAAATTGCGGGTAGCCATCGGGGCGGATACACTGCGTTTAATTCATTTATCTACGGCTACTCTTTTGCGCGCCGCCCCGCCGAACTTCACCAACCTTCGGGTTCCATAAATGCCAGCCGTCTCCAGAACCTGCGGCTCATTCTGGATGTTCAACCACCCGGGGGATCTTACGGAGGCGAATGGGAAGTCAAAGTCTTTTGCCTCGGTTTGAATTGGCTCCGTTTCCAAAATGGTATAGCAAATCGTATGTTCGAGGACTAAAGGTACAAACAATAGAATAGTATGGTGGCAGCTCTTTTAAAAATCGTTCATACGGGCATCCAAGATGAACGACTTTTACCTTTGCGGGGACAACCCGCTCTTTCTTTCTTCAAAAAAGCCTTTGTAAAAGCGGGGCGTTTTACAACTTCATGGGTTCGTCTCGATTTTGATACACGTCCAACGTTTGGCTCTTCAGCGACAATAACTTTACCGAGGCAAGGGCAACTCTTGTCACGGCTTTACCTGGTGACTACCATGCCGGATATTGCGACTGTGCAAGCTACGGCGGCTTTGACACCGGGATTCCTCGGTCCTAGATTCGGCTGGACAAACAGTCTCGGTCACGCCTTATTGGCTGAAGCTACAGTTGAGATTGGAGGTTCTACTGTCGAAACATTGAACGGACGTCTCTTAGAAGTTCTCGATGAATTTGGAACTCCGTTCGAGAAAGTTACAGCTGTAAATACTCTGTTGTGCCGGAAAGATAATGGATTTAGTGTTTCGAGTTTCGGGTCGGTTGTAGGTACACCGACAGAGGTCGTTACACCTCTTCCTTTTTGGTTTGCAAATGGTGATCCGGGCACTGTTTTACCTATTGATGCGATCAGCGCGGACCTTATTCGCTTGAAGGTCACGTTTGCTCCTTTGGGGTCACTCTATGTATCATCTGCACAACAGGCATTTGACCCTGCTGTCTCAGTGGCAGGATCAGCCTATTATCCTTTATCTGGTAGCCCCTTCTATAAAACAGATACTGCTGGTAAACTCGTCTACGGGCTTAATGGAAATCCTAGCGAATCTGTTCTTGCTTCTGTAATACCTGGTATTCTTATGCCTACTACTTTCGCAATGGGTGACACGTATGTGATGGCGGAATATATATATTTGGATAAAGTTGAGGCGAATCGGTTTCGTATCTCTGATTTCCAGTATCCTGTTATCCAGCATTACTCATTTAATCCGTTTGATTCAATTGGTCAAGCCACAATGACGGCTCTTCTGCGTGTACCGAACCCGACGCGCGACTTGTACATGTACGCACAGAGACTTGAGGCTGTTGCTTATAATGCGCCATTCTTAGCGACACGCGATTTGAGTGGCGCGGGCGCCCTGGTCGCTCCATGGTGGTCTGATGCGAGAGGATTATCTGCCATTAAGCCTGGTGACTACGCACCGGCATTCTCTACACGCGACTCTGAACCGTTACAATCGCTGCGACTTAGTTATGAAGGAAAACTGACACGATATGATACTGCAGCTCCCTCATTTTTTAGAAGTATTCTACCATCGCTGATGCAGAGAAAGTCGCCGTGGCTACATAGGTACTATTACAATTTATCGTTTGGAGTCCAGAATGGTCTGTTTCCACCATCTCTACCGAGCGGTCAGGCAAATCTAGATAAGATTCAGCGGCTTGAATTAAAACTTGGATTCAAACCGTTGCGTGGATCGATTAATCCGAATGCTGTGCCTCGGTACAATGTCTATGTTTTCGCAGAGACATACAATATTTTCAGAGTATATGGTGGACGCGCTGGTCTTTTGTTCGGATTTTAAATTTGATTTATGTTTATGTTGTTCAGAAGTAGTATGACTAATTCAAAACAATATTGTGAACACTGTAATATAAGATGGTATTATGGTCATGATCCATGTGATTCCAAGATAAAAAAAGAGCCTGTATTCATTCGGATTCATTTAGATGGAAAACGGATTTCAACTGGACGTCTTGGAGATGATGGAAGTGTCATGGAAATCTTTCCTGGGTTTTATGTAAAACATGCAACAGTAGAAGAGTGGAAGAATAAATATATGGTCGAGGGTGCTCAAGTAAACACGCGGTAAAATTGAGGAATTTTTCGGCTTACAGGAATGTAGAAAATGAGTGATCATATGCCTGTTTCTGTAACAAAAAAGTCACGAGTATTTAAGGTTGCGTCAGAAACTCCTGTAGTTGCTGTAGATCTTACAGCGCCTGACCTTGTCGCGCCT